AGAACGTGATGAAATCAACCCAGAAATCAACGAAGCACTTATCGTTGAATTCTACAACAAGATGTTGTAATATTTTATTGAATAAGATAGGCTGTAAAGCCTTGAAACTAAGCACTTTAGGCCTCTATCCTAGAGTGCTTTTTTTGATTTTACTACCCTTTTAGTTACCCATAACTAATTTTAGGTATAGTAATAGGGTAGCTCCAAAACGGAGCACCCTTTTTTATTTATAAATTGCTGATAGCTGCCTCGAAGATTGAGACGGCTTTTTTTGCACCCTCTTTGGTAGCATGGACATAAGTATTTAAAGTCATTGAGATATTAGAGTGACCTAGTCTATACTGTAAATCTTTCGCCTCTATGCCAGCGTATAGCATGATTGTAGCGTGAGTATGTCTGAAACCATGGAAACTAATATCAGGAACGCCAGCAGCTTTAAAATGGCCTTGTAGTCTCTTTCTTAGCAAGCAAGCGTAGGCGTATTTTGTGGTAAAAGGAGTAAAGACAATTCTCACAGACCGTCCTAGTTGCCATGCCTGGATTTGTTGACGCTTTTTATATTCCTTAAGGAGTGCTACTGTAGCTGTATCAATATCAATCTCTCTTAGGCCTGATTTAGATTTAGGCGTGTTTGTTTCCTGGTATCTATTCAAAGTCTTAGAAATACTGATAATACCTTTCTTTAGGTCAATGTCAGACCACTCAAGAGCCAAAGCCTCTCCGATACGGCAACCACTAGCAAGCAATGTCTTATAAAGCACGTAGTCAAAGAAGTTTTCATAACTAGACTGATCCAAGTTGTCCAGGTAGTCTAAAAACTGTTTTAGTTCCTGGTTGCTGAAAAATTTGACTTTATGCTCTTTATTTCGTTGCTTACGTGGGATGATGACATCTCTAGCTGGGTTGTGTTGGATCGCTTGCATTGTAACTCCATACTGGAGAATACGGCGATTTATATTGTTTAGAAAGCTATAGTTTGCATATGCCCCTTTTTCGCCCTTATTGGCCTTGTCAGCCCACTTGTTGACTTGTTGCTGAATGATAGGAGTAGTGAGCTTATCTAGCTTGTAATCGCCGAATGCAGGTAAAATATGAAGTCTTACGATCCCCTCCATGGATTGCTGGGAGTTTGGTTTGATTGTATTCTTGTAACTCTCCCACCATAAAGCGACTAGCTCACTATAAGTTGTAATGGTTGGTTTTTCCTTTACGCTATATCCATTAGCTGCAAAAGCATTGACAGCCTCTCTAGCTTTAATTTTAACGCCCTTTTTAGTGTTGGCTGTAACTGTTGTCCTAGCCTTTTTCCCTGTCAGCTTATCAACGCCTAAATAAACACTTGCACGGTACACTGTAGCACCGTTTTTCTTTTTGTATTCTGTAATATTCATAGTCATACCTTTCTAACATCAGTAAGCAAGTATGGGATTTAGTTAAGTATTTATGAATATTGTTTTTATATGGTGCTGAGAGCTACGAGAATAGCCCTATTTTCGTTTATTTTAGGTGTGATAATAAATTGTACCACTAATCTATAAAATCGCTTAGAGGGCGTTTTACGGGGTTATTTTGTTAAAGAGTTTTCGATACGTTCGAGTTCATTTAGAAAATCAAGTAAAGCATTTGAGATATGTTCCATATCAGAGGCATATGATCCAGGCTTGACTCTTCCATATTGGGATAATCGGTTATAAATATTTTCTATAAATTCAAGAGCTATCAAGGTATCAGTCTTTATTCTTTTTACTTCTTCAATATCTTTTAAGAAATTAAGTTTTTTTTGTAAATAAGGTGAACTTCTAGAGTCTAATATCTTCAGATCATCATCTGTTCCGTTCATAATTAGCTCGATGTCATCTTGGTATCCTAATACATAACCTACAGGGACATCAAAAAAAGTTGCAATATAATTCCAAACGCTTATATCTCTAGGAGATCGTTTCCCATTTTCATAATAAGAAAGCTGGCTGTCACTTATTGTTATCCCGTATAGCTCATTAAGTTTTTGGCTTAATTTTTTTAGAGATATTCCTTTCTGTTTCCGAAGTTGTTTCAATCTATTATCCATAATTAACTACCTTTCAAAAACGATTATAACACAAAACGATAGCAATAAGCAAAAAAAATTATCAATTTGATAATAAAAACGCTTGACATTGTCAGACGGATAGTATAAACTAAAGTTACTATCAAATTGATAGCGAATAAAATTAAGGAGGTAACCTATGCTAATCAGTGTAGAAATAGCTGAAAAAGTACGAGCAAAAAGAGGGAAGCGGGATTTAACCAAAAGTCAGACAGCTTTAGCGCTTGGAATTGCTAGAACAACATTAAGCAAAGTTGAGAGTGGGAACTACAAAGCTCCCAAGCGAATCTATGAAGCAGTCATGAACTGGCTAGTAGAAGATTTATAAGATTTCTTGCTACCTTTCACTTAAAGAAATCTGAGCAACAAAAAAAGCCTAAACCGACGACCAAATCAGCAAGGCTTTTCACACAAACAACTAAAACCACAAATAGCAAGTATGGGATTTAGTTAGGTATTTATTTAATTATATCACAAAATAGTGATTTGTGCCCAAACGAGAGAGTGCCAACTCTTAAAATTGGTATTTTCTCACGCTTTCAAATATTGGCGAGTCTGAGCGTGGGGATCTAACTGTATAGAAAACAATCATTAAAAGGCCATCGTGGCAAGTACAAAAATAAAAACAGAGGTAAACAAGATGACAATAACAAAAGAAACATCAAGCCAACAAGTCCTATTATCGGCTAAGAAACTAGCAGAATTGGGGAACGAATTAACCGATATCATGAACATTTTAAAAATGAGTAACCTAGCTCTTGAAGGGCTAGAGTTTGCACTACAGAAAGATACAACCGCATTCTTATGGCTTGCTAAAAAATACATCGATACAGCATACGCCCAGAATGAAAATCTATATGACCGTCTAAACGAAATATCCTTTTTGCTTTCGAACAATGATAACGCTAAAGAGCTGGAGGCATATCATGACTAAAGATATTAAAGAAATGACACAAGCTGAATTTGAAAAACAAATGGCTGAAATTAAGGAAAAACACCCGAAACTTTTTCAGTTTATCGTTGATTTTATTAATAGAAAAGTAACTATTAAGGAAGTAGGCGACTTGCTGCAGATGGAACAAAGCGACCAAGTGGACTACATCGAGAATTACAAAGCGAGGGCATAACATGAATGAATTAGATTTAACCAATACTCAGGTGCTTATTTTTTCAGCGATACTAATCGGCTTTCTGCTTTACCTAAACCGTCGAGACCGCCAGAAAAGCGCCAAAACTGAGCGAGAAAACACACAGGCGATAGTAACACCTAGCGAGGATTTAAACCCTTGCTATGGGCGTTATATTCAGCTTGCAGGCGAGATACATAATTAGAAAAGGGGTGTAATATGCAGTTATTATCAAGAGAGGCAGAGCTTGAGCTCCTGGAGAAAGTGGGCGATCACTTAGAGAAAAGGCTTGAGCTTGAAAAACAGCATAACGACGGCTGGGATTTAATTTCTAGACCTGATTTACTAGATAAGCTAGGGATCAGTGGAACTACGTTAAACAACTGGGAAAAGCACGGTTTAAAACCGTATCAATCACCTTTTGAGAACAGTAAGAAAATTTATTATCGCAAAAGTGACATATACAACTTTCTTACAGTGGATTAGGAGGAAGAGATGAGAATGATAGAGTTAACATTATCTTCTGAGAAATTGCCCTTATTTAACTTCCTAAAAAATAACCCAACTCAAGTTTGGAAAAACGACGGTCATTATAAGTTTATCTACTATGAGCCTGTAGATGAGGCACTGACAGATTTTCATTATAAGGGTTTGTATGTGGCTGCCAGAGATGAAAAAGGACGATTAGAGGGCTGGGAATTAGCCAGGGGTTTGGATATTGCATTGGCCAGTCCAGAATTATTGGCAATTCTAAAAAAATTAGAAGTAAACAAATTAACAGAGCAACGGCAGGGGCTTGGTATGGAGCTGAAAGGCTGGATTTTCGATTTGATTTGTAACGGGATATATACCAGGTATGAGACCTCTCTTTTTGTCCGCTCTCTATTTGTAACTGGCTACAGTTTTAGCCAGTTAGTGGATTTATTTTCTGCAATCGTCAAACGGAAAGATTTAGCAGGCTATTTTTTAGAAGTAGCAAGGGTATTCTATAAGGAGGTAGCTTTTGAATAGTGATGAAATTGTAAATAAAATCATTGAAGATGATCATCAACGAGTATCCTCTGAAATGGTGAATTTGACTGAAGCAAGGGAGACTAATGAGGGGCATAATAGTTTAGACTTGGCCAAAAAACTACGAGGGGATGGCTTTGCAGTGAGTCTAGATAATCTCAAGAAGATTTTGAGCGGAGATAGTAAGCTGAAAGGTGCTATACAGTATAATACCTTTACTTATGAAATTGACGTGACTAGACCTATAAAACTAAATGGTAGAACCTTGAGCGGTGCAATCGATGACCTGATTATCAGAGAGATTAGGGCTTATATTGCTACCAAGTATAAGATAGACTATAAAAAGCCTGATATCGCTGATATTTTGGAAGTGGTGGCTGGAGAGCATAGCTACAACCCGTTAAAGGACTATCTAGAAGCATGTGAAAACGAGTATAAAGGGTTAGTAAATCAGCGTGATCCTTTTGATATTCTACGGTACTATCTAAATATCGAAGATAATGATTATAATCGTATTATCCTGGACTTGTTTTTTCGTGGAGCAGTTGCTAAGGTATTCAATCCCTCTATTAAGTTTGACTTTGTTCTAGACTTGACTGGACGCCAGGGAGTTGGGAAAACTCAGTTTTTTGAGGGACTTTTTACCCATAAGTATTTTACTACTGTTGAAACTTTCACAGATAAAGACGACAAGGCTAGGATGGTAAGAAATTGGTGTGTATTTGATGATGAGATGGTGGCCAGTAAAAAAGCCAGCTTTTCAGAATTAAAGAAATTCATAACAGAAACTAAGCTAGAGTATAGACCGCCCTACGCTTCTAGTGATAGACGACTACCAAAGAGTTTCATTATCGTTAGGGCGACGAATGATCACGATTATTTGAATGACTTGACAGGAGAAAGGCGCTTCCTGGTTGCTGAAGTACACAAGGACACCGCCTATAAGGACAGAAAATGGACAGAAAATGACCGTAGACACTTTTGGGGTGCTATGGTGGCTGCTTGGAAGTCAAACAAGTCTCTAACGCTCACAGATGAGCAGGAAAAGCTAGTAAACGAGGTTAGAAGCCGTTACAAGTTTGTAGATGAGCTAGCTGAAGACCTGGAGCGCTATTTAGACACCCCTTACCCGAAAGAGATGTACCAATACCCAATAACCGACAAAACAAGGCGTTATTACATCTCCGACATGCTGAATCATGGCTATCATATGGGTGCAAACGGTGTAGAAATTCCACTTGATACAGAGAGGTACGGGGAACTAGTGGAGCGGGACAAAGTGGCGGTTAACTTATTCTTTACGGAGGTGTATTTGAACAATTCACCGAATCCAAAAGATAAAAACAAGGTTAAGAAGATCATGCAAAATAAAGAGGGATGGAGATATAAGAAATCTGCAAGATTTGGGAAAACTATCAAGCGTGGATTTGTTAAAACAAAAGATTAAAGTGTAGGCAGTGTAGGCAAAAAGGTCAAAAAGCGCCTACATCGAAACCCCTTGGTATTATTAGAGTTTGGAAAGTGTGTAGGCAATCTTAAAAAAAGCGCCTACACACCTAAACCCTTGCTATTACTGACTTTACAATATAAATGTAGTCAAAACTTATATTTTATAAAAATATATTTTATTAAATAGATAAAGCGTTATTTATATATTTTTTTTGAAAAAAAGTGCCTACATGCCTACACAGAGGCTAAACCCTTGGAGCAGTAAGGCTGAGAGTGTAGGCGGTAGGTTTTGAAAAATGCCTACACTTTGCAAGATTGATAAAAGCAGGGGGGGCAGCATTTACTTTCCAAAAATGGAACTCAAAAAGCTTAAAAATGAGCTAAAGTACACTAAAAAGGGTAGTAAAAAGCGTTGAATAGCTAAAAATATCGATTATATCAACGCTTTATGGCTACAAGTACTACAACTTAATCAAGTAGAAGAGGCTCATAGCGTTCCAGGTTAATGAACATCAAGAAAAAAAGAAATGGAGGATCGTATGGATGATTTAGACGGACTGCTGCAACAAGGCTTTATTTTGTACCAGAAAAATGGTAAAATAGGCGTAGAGGATTCCCCGACTTTTGGGAGTGTTACCTTGCATTTTCAAGATGGGCGATTTTCCCATCTGGTACGAACTGAAACAAAGAAATAGAGTCTATCGGAACAACCGAGGACACTGAATAAGCTATATGGCTTTTCGGTGTCCTTTTTGTTTTGGTGTTAGGAGTAAATATGATACAAAAATCCTTATGGATTGATACGGGCAGAAAAAACAGTTTTAAAAATGGGATACCGTAGTAGGTGCGGCGCTTTTAGATATGGAAATCAATAAATAGAAAGAGGAATATAGAATGAACAAAAAAGCAATTATTACTAAGATGGAATCGTTAAAAGGGGCAATTAATAACCTTTCAGGGAAGATTGATGAAGTGAAAAACAATCAATTTTTAAGCGCTGAAGGCAAAGAGAACGAGCTGGAAGCAATTAAATTCAAATACGATGGCTGGTATGGCGCTTATTATGATGAGCTAAAGACAATCGCAGACAACCTGTTACCAAACAAAGAAGCTCAAAGAACGGAATCAGAAGTAAAACTATTGACTGATCCTGGTTATCAAGCAGCGTTACAAAACACTGTAAAACTTTTTGAGAGTGGGGCGCTAGCTGTATCTACTGGGAAAGCGTTGATAGACCACTACAAAAATGATCGTACGGCCTTATCGCTTCTCAGAAATGCCCTGGGGGATATTTTTGGAAATGGCAATCCAAACAGTGCAGAGTTAGCACAGTATATCCCAGCGGATAATAGCAATCGAACTAAAGACCTACTGAATAAGTTTGCTGGAGCAGTTGATGAACTGAATTATAAGAGATTGATGGAAGACCCTGAGTTTGTAAAACAAAGAGTGGACGGAGCAATCACTTTCTTAGAATCTGATTATCTGGATGACAATATGGACGCAATACTTTAATCGAGTGTGCAGAGGGGAGTAATCCCCTTTTTGTTAATTAAAGCTACATGATAATTTGTAGTAGTGTGCAATTTACAAAACGAACAAATACTACATATTAGACGGTTAAAACTTTGAAATAAGTCAGCTATATCAAGATTTTTGACGGATTCGAGCGTTCCAAAAAAGGGTGAGGTAAGGGTGAGGTTGCGTATTAAAAAAGTACAAGGTTAGTACAAGGTAGCATAGATCAAAAAGGCTAAGATTAGGCTAAGGTCACATACTTAAATACTAAGGTTTTACTAAGGTACAGGGATTTTTTTCTAGTGATAGAACCACAAGGTTACCACAAGGTAGAGAGGTTTTTTCTAGTAATAGAACCCTAAGATTACCCTAAGGTATAGCTACTTTTTTAGAACCATAGAACGGTAAGGTTTTGGTAAGGTATCGAAGTTTTACAATAGCAAGGTTTTAGCAAGGTAGTGGCAAAAAAATATGCCTGACAAATGGCAGGATTTTATGCGTTGAACTCCGAGCGAACTTCGAGAAAATAGCACTTGAACAGAGAACGAACAAAGAAGATTATATAACTTGAACCTCGAGCGAAGCTAGAGAAAACGAAAAAAAGCCGAGGCATTCACTCTACCCCGACAACGTTTTCAATAATATTATATCATAAAGGAGCTAAGGAATGACACCAGAGCAGGTAAAAGAAAAACTAGAGGGCGTTAAGTGGATAAACAAGGAGATTAAAGGCTTATATTTGGAACTGGAAGCCCTGGAGAGTGGTATTATCAAAAAGCCAACACTAAGCCATAGCAGGGTGCAGACGAGCAGAGAGAATAAGGCAGAAAACAACCTTATAAGTGTTCTGAAACTAAAAGAGGATACGCTCCAGAGGATTGAGCGACTTACTGAGGAAAGAATGGGAATATCTGATCTAATCGATAAACTGGATAATCCGCTTGAACGAACAGTTTTAAGACTTTTCTACTTGAATGAGCTCGACGCTTGGCAGGTTGGTGAAGAAATAGATAGATCAAATACTACAGTATACGTTATAAGGCAAAAAGCTATAGAACACTTAACAGGTATTGTAAACGGGGATTGATTTAACCTTACCACAGAACCTAGTGCGTGTAGGGAGCCATAGGCTTCATATTTGCCCCTGTTTAGCTTTGTTTCGGACTGGAAAGCTAAAACACTATGGATAAACTAGAAGCCCTTAGAAACGAATCTAGGGGCTTTTGTGAGATGAAAAAAGAAGCATGACTCTCCCACAGCTCTAAGGCTTTTTGGGCGGGAAAACCATGCTTCTTTCTTAATTCAATTATAACTCATTTTGACTTAAAAAACAAATAGAGGTGTCCCACCGCCTCCACAGCCAGCTGCTTCATGGGCGATAGACCACCTTTACCTTAACTTAATTATAACTCAAAATTAGTTTTTTTCAAGAAAGGGTAACAGAGTAGCAAGCCAGCTACTTATTGGAATGATAATAAAGCTTCTGACATCTTCAATAAGGGTGAGGTTTTGGTGAGGTAAAGGGATTTTTAAAAGAATAGAATGTTTAAAGACGAGAATAGAGAGTAGAATAAAAAATGTCATAGAGAATATTGTAGAAGTTCTGAGTAATGTTAGGCAAAATTAAAAGTGTTACTTGTTCCTTAATTTAAAGAATAAATGTTTGTTTTACTTGACAAAATTTGAAATGTGGTATAAAGTAAAGTCAGAGTAGTTAGTAGGGAGGACTTTTATGGAAAATCAAAGTAGTTTATTAAATCCTGGATTTATCAAACTATTTTTAAATTTCGTTTCTTTAGCTACTTGTTTTTTAACATTCTATAATACTACGGACGCAGCTACATTTACTAGCTCATCTATCCTTTTTATGGCAAATAATATACTTACCTGTATTGAATTACCTCCTGCTAAAATAAGCAAGAAAATAGGGAAAATATTTGTCCGAGCTGAATTTGTGATTGGCGGTTCTTTATTTTTTTTTGGTTCTTTGTTGAATACAGCTAATGATAATACTCTCGCTATTTTTAAATGGTTAATTGGACTTTTTATGGTTGCTGGTTTCATCTTAGTTGCATATATAAAAGGACAGAAAGATACGCAACAGGATGTGGAAGCTAGAAAAATTGCTCAGAAAATTGTACGTAAGGCTAATGATGAATTTCATAATGATATGTGTGAAAGAAAAAAACATTATGCTAATAAAAGTCTTAAATATATCGCAGGTACTTCTTATAAAAAGAGCGGAAGGAAGAAATAAAAATGGGATTTCAAATTTTATTCATAATCTTTTTTATAATGATATGGTATCTAGCTTTGATAGTTGAGACATATTCATATTTGAAAAAAAATAAGATAGGGTTTAGTTTTTTAGGGATTATATATATACCATTGTCTTTGTTTACATTACATTTAAAAATGTTTCATAAAGAAAAGAGTTTTCCCAAAAAAATAAGATATTTGACTTATTATTTTATAAATTATAAATTATCAGTAATTTTTCTTACTGAATTACTTTTAGAAAATATTGCAATGACTGAAGCATTAGGTTATTCTCCACATCTTTCTAAGAGAAAAGTAGATGAGAACAAAAAAACATTACTGGAGACTGCAAAAGATATTATTAAGTTACCAAAAACAACAGAAAGTTTTAGTGAAGTATTAATGGCTGCATGATTTTATGAAAAATAAATATCGGCCTAAAATAACATTGAATAATTATGATTTAGAGAGAAAGTTTTATTTCTCTCTTTTTTATTTAAATTGAAGTAGCATTTATGTTAGATAGTTGCAGTAAAAAATTAAATTATAAAAAGCACCTTTGACAGGTGCAATTCACTTGCTTACTGAACTCATCAATTTAATTCCCCTTTTTGTTACCCTTTATATTTTCTCTACTTATTTATAAGCAATAAACTTTGGTAAGAACAGGGCAAAAAACAGAGCAGGCTTAGGCCTGTTTTTCTGTACCAATTAATAGGAAGATAACAAAATGCTTTAATTTTAAGAAATATCTTACAGAAAGCCTACAACAGTGGGCTTTTTGCTTTGTAAAAAACAAAAAATAAGAAAAATTTATCTCAAGTTCTTGACAAGATTCTAAAAGTGGGTATAATAGAAAGAGTTGAAAAAGCTCAGGTCCGTTGGTCAAGGGGTTAAGACACCGCCTTTTCACGGCGGTAACACG